CTCAGGCATTTACATCGCGCATTAAAGATGCTGTGGATGCTGAGCTATACGCTGATCGCCTGATAGCGCTACGAGCTGATCCTTATGCTAAATTCCAAAGCATTACATTTGAGTTAGGCAACCCAGAGATCGACGACAGCGATAGAGATGCGCTTATTAACATATTTACTGGTCTGCCAGTCTGGATACAAAATCTGCCGCCTAACATAAGTGAGGGCTCATTTGAGGGCTACATTGAAGGCTGGACATTCAACGCCACATACAATAATTTGACGGTGACATTTAACGCGTCTCCCGTCAATTTCAGCCAGGTCGCTGTAAAATGGGAGTCAGTCAACCCAGCAGAAGCCTGGAACACACTAAGTCCAACCCTGACATGGCTTGACGCGATTGGAGTCGTAGCGTAATGGCAACAACAACACCTAATTTTGGTTGGTCAGTACCAACCTCAACGGACCTGGTCAAGGATGGCGCTACAGCTATTGAGCTGTTAGGCGACAGTATTGATGCGTCACTCGTCGATCTTAAAGGCGGCACTACAGGCCAGGTACTATCTAAAACATCTGGTACTGACATGGACTTTACGTGGGTTACAACAGATGACACTAACGCTATACAAAATGCCATAGTCGATGCTAAGGGCGATCTTATAGCGGCAACAGCGGCAGATACGCCCGCCCGTCTTGCAGTCGGTACAGATGGCCATGTCTTGACAGCCGACTCAACGGCTGCAACTGGTATTAAATGGGCTGCACCTGCTGGTGGTGGTGGCAAGGTTTTACAGGTAGTTAATGCAACTTATTCAACACAGACATCTACAACATCTACATCTTTTGCCGATACTGGCCTTACGGCAACAATTACGCCAACATCTGCAACATCACAAATTTTGGTATTTGTTAATCAGGTTGGTTGCCACAGAGCATCAGGTACTAACGGAGCTTTGCAATTAAGATTGTTAAGGGGAGCGACATCGATCGTTACCTTTGAAAAGTATCTCGGCTATAATGGCGGGACTGTTGAAATTAACGCTGGTTCAGCATCAACGACTTATTTAGACTCACCAGCCACAACATCGGCAACAACTTACAAAACTCAACTCGCGACAGATTTGGGCGGTTATACTTTGGCCGTACAAGCTAACGGCGGAACATCCACAATTACACTTATGGAAATTGGTGCATAATATGGCAACAGGCGCAGAAGTATTAACAATGCTAATCCCAACAGGCGGATGGGCTATTTCAGGTAATGACTTTACTGGCATTACATTTATTGAGGCCAAGCCTATAACTAAGGCAGCATTTGAAGCAGGTTTTGCTCAATATGATGCCTGGAAAGCCGACCAGGACGCCAAGAAAGCTAGCGACAAAGCAGCGCTATTGGAGCGTTTAGGCATTACAGCCGATGAAGCGGCGCTTTTATTGTCATGACTTACCCTGATGGCACAGCTGCGCAGGTTTTAGCCATTGCGCTTAAGGAAGTCGGTACAGTCGAGGAAGGCAATAACCTCACTAAGTACGGCAAATTTATGAAAGCTGACGGCCTGCCCTGGTGCGGCTCATTTTGTAATTGGGTACTCGCAAAAGCTGGCGTAAAGGTACATAGCGTTGTGAGCACAGCCAAAGGCGCACATGTATTTAAAGAAACTAATCGATGGTCAACAATTCCTACCATAGGCGCTTTGGCCTTCATGGACTTTCCTGGAGACGGGATCGATCGCATTAGCCATGTCGGTATTGTTTTAGATTTTGAACATGGCAAAGATGAGGTGACACTCATCGAGGGCAATACATCTGGCCCTGGTGGAGATCAGCGCAACGGTGGAATGGTAATGATTAAGAAACGCTCATTATCTAAGCAAATTGTGGGCTTTGGTGTGCCAAAATATGTACCACATAACGGACCAGTACCAACTGTGCCTACAACCAAAACAAAGGAAAAAAAGAAATGGACCAAGCCAAAAGTTTAGCAGCCTCATGGGCACGATCATTTTTGGCCGCTGTTTTGGCCTTGTACATGGCAGGGGTAACTGACCCTAAGACTTTGGCGATGGCCGGTGGCGCAGCATTAGCGCCAGTCATTATGCGCTGGCTTAACCCTAATGACGCATCCTTTGGCGTGACCAAAAAATGACACAAGGAGATTTTTTTACTATTTACCTGGCTAGCCTAGCCATTATTGGCGGCTTTAGCGGTTTTGTCATTACTCATTTACTCGCTGAAATTAAGCGCTTACACGCCAGAGTGGACGAAATTTACAACATTTTACTGGAGCGATAATCTGTCATGGCGCGTAAAAAGGTCATAGACCTAGACACTTACAACGCCCTAGACGCTTACAGTATTGCCCTGCACGAGTATTACAAATCATTGCGTAAGGCTGGTTTTAGCATTGAGATTGCCCTGGCACTTATGAGCGATCGAGACACTTATCCTGATTGGATTTTGCCTACATTGCCTAACAAAATACAGCCGCTGCCCTATGACGACGATGAGGACTAATGCGTCGAATAGTGGTCGTCAGCGATATGCAGATTCCGTTTCATGACCAGCATGCGGTTAAAAATCTGGTCAGCTTTATCAGATCATTTAAGCCTGATGAGGTTGTGACAATAGGCGATGAAATTGATTTTAACACAATCAGCCGATTTGCCGACGGCACGCCAGAGGCGTATGAACAGACTTTGGGAGACGATCGCGATACGGCTGTTCAGATACTTTACGATTTACAAGTAACCCAAATGGTCAGGTCTAACCATAGCGATAGGTTATACACAAAGATCATGCATAAAATTCCTAGTTTTCTATCATTGCCAGAGCTGCGCTTTGAAAAGTTTATGAGGCTCGATGAGTTAGGTATTACTTATCACCGTAACGCTTTACCTATTGCCCCTGGTTGGGTGGCTGTGCATGGCGATCACACACCTATTAAGCCACATGGGGGACTTTCAGCGTTAGAAGCGGCCAGGCGTTATGGTAAATCGGTCATATCTGGTCACACTCACAGGATGGGCCGCAGCTCATATACAGAAGCTATGAACGGTCGCAGGGGCCGTATCTTGCATGGCGTCGAGGTCGGCAACCTAATGGACATGTCTAAAGCTGGCTATGTCAAGGGCTATGCAAATTGGCAGTCAGGCTTTGCCATCATGTACATCAAAGATCGTAACGTGCAGGTCGATCTCATCTACATTGAAAAAGACGGCACATTTGTTGTCGCTGGTAAGCGCTATGGACGACCTAGATAACGATTTAGCGCGCTCGATCGATGACCATATAGACGAGGTTGAAGCTTTACCATTTAAGCGTAAGACACGCCGATAAAGGCCGATTGTCTTGACCTTGTCAGTTTAACCCGTCACTATGTATTCGGGAGCGGCTTTGGCTAGTGGACAAGGTCGCTCCCCTAACAGAAACGGGAGCAAAATGTCAACAGAACAAATCATAGGCTTTGCCATATTGGCACAGCTGTTAATAAGCACGATGATCTACAGCATGGGGTACAGAGACGGCAAATCAGTCGGTTACCATCATGGCCGCTCAGTCGGTATCGCTTTGGGTAAAACGAAGGTGAGCCGATAATGGGATTTTTAGACAATTACGAAGACGTCGCAGCTCGTATTAAGCGCTTTTGGGTAGCCTATCCATCTGGTCGCATTGAGACACACATCATTGACTTTAATGGGCCAGCAGGGTACATCCTCATCGAGTGCCGCTTATTTCGTGAGTATGAGGACGAAAAGGCGAGCGCCATCGATTACGCATTTGGGCGCGTTGAGTCATACCAGGCAAGCATGAAGCGTTGGTTCGTTGAGGACACAGTCACAAGTGCGATAGGTCGCGCTATTGGGTTATTATTAGGGTCGGACACGAGGCCTACCAAAGAAAACATGGCCGCTGTTGAGTCTATGCCTCAGGCATTTGTGACACAGGTAGAGCCTGATCCCTGGTCTAAGCCATTTAGCGAGGATGGGTTTACAACAGCCCTGGATGCTATAGCTGAGATCGGTAGCCAATTAGGCGGCAAGCTCATCGATGAAGCGCCATTATGTAAGCACGGTCATATGGTCATTAAAGAGGGCACATCTGCCAAAACAGGTAAGGAATATCGAGGCTATGTCTGTACGGGTAATGTCAAGTCCGATCAATGTCCACCTATCTGGATGAATAAATCACAAGATGGCACATGGAAGGCACAGACAAATGGGTAGCATCGAATTTATCAAGCCAAATGGTGAGTCAACACGGATCAACATTGACGGCACAATAGAGACATCGTTAGACGTGCCAATTATGGAATTATGCGACAAGTGTGAGACATGGCAAAACAAATTTACAGGGGCTATGACATCTAGCGATGGTTTAGCGCTTATCTGGCTTTGCGAGCGTTGTAAATGATCCTGGTACAGCTCGATGACGAGCGCCAGATAGAAATTACAATCTTTGGCCTTATTAGAGCCATTAAGTACATCGATCAATGGCAAGGCAAATGGCATAGGCGCAATGTGGTCAGCGATAAGCGTCAAATGAACTTTGCGCAATTTGTCGAGTCACAGTCAAATGCCTTAGGGGCTGAAATGGCAGTAGCTAAGTACTTTGGAAAAGCCATTGATTTAGGCAATGAAAATTACAAAGATAAGGCAGATGTAGGCGACAAATTAGAGGTTAAGCACACAGCCTGGAAGGATGGTCATTTAATACTCACAGATGATGACAGAAAAACCGATATAGCCATCCTGGTCACAGGCACGTTGCCTAACTACTATTTATGCGGCTGGATACCGATAAACATAGCTAGAAGGCCACAGCAGA